ATATCCTTGGTCAATCCATAATCTTTGGAAATCATCACTTCCAACATAATAATTTCCAACCATTATAGTTCCTTCTCCACCTTCTGTAAAATATCTATATATAAATAAAACACCATAATCGCTTCTTGTAAAATGTTCTATATCCCAAGTTAATGTACCACTTGTTACTGTATAACTTCCCCATCTTGAATATAATGGTTTTCCATCAATCCAAGTTCCTATTCTTTGCTCTGTATTTAAACATTTTTGTAAACCGTCTATTATTCTTCCACCAACTTGTAAATCTCCACCTAATATTTCGTCATAATCGCGCATTATTCCTACACCATTTCTACTTAATGATATGTTTGGTATTGCACTGGATAATACTGTTTCAAATTCTACACTTGATAATTTATCTTCTAATACTATTTTTATATCATAAGAACTATCTAAATCCCAAGTTGTATCTGCATTATCACTTCTGATTAAACCACTAAAACTAAATGTATTATTTGTAATTGTTGGTGTTATATTAGTCATAGAACTTCCTAAATCTATCCAAGTAGAACTATCTGTCTTTTTAAATAGATATTTTGCTGTATCAAAATCATTACTTACACTTCCAAAACTATCATTCCAAATACTACCACTATAAGTTAATGTTACATTTCCACCAACACCACCACTATCTCTTACAACAGAATAATTTGTATCTCTTACTAATGGTGTATAATCTTTAACACTACTAGCAAACTTTCTTACTAATGTAGAATTACCTCTACTATCTATTGCATATATTTCATAAGTACCACTCATACAATTATTTATAGTTGTGCTTATTGTACTATCACTATAATTTAAGTCTAATGTTTGTGTTCCTACTATAATTCTATATTTAACCATTGTAGCACCTTTTTGTGCTACTGCTTTATCTTGATTAGATATAGTTATTTGTATATTTGAATATCCATTAACATTTATAGTATTATCTCCTGTTAATGCAACTGTTGTTGGATTAATATCTGCAAAATCAAAATCTGTAAATACTGGGTCTGCTCCTGTTATTCTAGCAGTTATTATAACTTCATTTCCCTCACTTATTCGTGTTAAACCATCACTACTCCAAGTTTCTACTGCAAATCCTAAATTAAAACTATTTACTGTTGTATATCTTGAATATAAACTAGATATTGTTGCTTGACTTAAAGTAAATGTTGCATCACTCGTGTTATATGGTATTTTTTCTAGTTCTTCTATAAAAGGTAAAGATATTCTTAATTTATAAGTATAATCTACATCTGTCATTTTAGTATAATTTACACTAAAATTACCATCTATATCAGTACCACTTACACTATTAGTTATTGTTCTGTTTATTTTTGTTAATGGTTGATTTCCACTATCTCCAACATTTCCTAATCCTTGTGTTCCTGTATCACAATTCCAACTCCAACTTACTGTCTTTGAACCATCTGGATTATGTGCTATGTTATTAAAAGTAAATGAAGTATTTACATAACCACCTACGGAATATGAAACAATTTGACTTTGTGTTACACCATTACAAGTACAATATAAAGGTTCATTATAAAAATATGTATAAGGATTATCTGTATGAAAATAAATGCTAATAGTTAATGAAGAAGTATTATTTTCAATACTTATATTACTTTCACTAAAAGTTGTTGATTTATTTATTGCCATAATTTCCTCCTATAATCTTGTAATCCAAGTATGACTACCTACTTCTTGAATTAACATATTTGCTATTGTTGCTTTTCTTTTTATTGTTGCTTCTTCTGTTTCCATACCTGTATCCAAGAACTTTGTTTTTACTTCTTCACTATCTTTATTTAATACTCTTATACCATCACTGTCTGCTCTAAACTTTGTATTTGTTTCACTCGAAATTATTTCTATCCCTTTTGATATATTTACTGTATCTGTTGTAGTTTCATTTTGATTTTGACTATATGCTAGTTTTACTTCTCCTGCATTTACCATTAAATCATAAATTTCACAAGCATTATCTACATCACTTTCAAAACTTACTTTTATATGTTGTGAATTAACATTTATTGTTCTAACTATTTCTGTATCATTAGTTTCTGTTAATTCTATTTCTTCATTATTTATAATAACGCTTACATTTGCTACTTGTATTAATTTTTTATATTTAAAACTCACTGTATACTTTCCATTAGGTACTAATTGTTCTTGATATAATGTATCATCTTGAAGTAATAAACAACTCATATTACTTGCTTTATCTTCTTTACCTTTTGCTACTAAACCATACCAAAATTCATAAGGATTTATTTGACTATCATTGCCATAGTTTTCTGCAAATAAACCAGTATTTCTAAATATATTATTACCACCTGCTTCACTAAAAGTATTTGTAATTCCTTCTTCTGCTGTTTGTACTAATATATTTACTTGTTCTTTTGTATACATATTACCAACACTATCTTCTGCATTTGTTACCCTGCTTGTTAGTGCAGTAATTTCTCCCTCTTGTTTATTTGCTATAATCCAAGTTTCATTTATTCTATTATCTGTTTTATCACTCTTTGTATAATCGGTATTTGTTTTTTCTGGTTCTTCTGTAATTATTGTTTCTGATAAACCTTGTGTTATTTCTACTGTATCACTTAACATAATACAATTATAAATTTCTTCTCCTATACTTACACTATATTTATCACATACATCATAATATACAATTCCTGTACTATCAAAATCACATATACTAAATTGTAAACCATCTAATTGGTCTAATATATCTTGCATATAAGTATCTCTATCATTAAAATTCATTATTTGATTTTCAATGATTTTTATTTCACATCTGCCATATTCTGCAACACTTTCTGCATCTTCTTCAAATATACTATCACTTTCACCTGCTCTACTTAATACTACTGTATTAATTGGTCCAAATGTTTTACCAAACTTAACATTTATATTTTTTAAATAACTTTCATCAATAGTATCATTTGTATTTGTAAAATATCTAACTTCTAATTTATCATCAGAACTTATACAAATATTACTTGCTGTTACTTGTGATAACTCATCTAATACATCTCTGTATGTATATTTTAAACCATCATATAAATCTTCATTTATAACTTTATCATAATTAGCAAAAGTATCACTGGTATTTTTAAATGTTAATCCTATTTTTGTTGCAACTGCTCCTATATAATCTCTAACAGTACAAGGATATTGTATACTAACTGCTTCATAATTCTTCATTGCATATAACATTTTATCGTAAGCTTTAATTATATAACTATTAGTATCTTCCTTAATTTCAACCTCTTTAACAACATAATTACCAAAGTTAAGGTATTCGTATGAATTATTTACTTTCAAGCCTAATTCGTAACTAAAATTAGTTCCAACTGGTATATTTTCATTACTGTCTACTTCTATATATTTCATTACTGATTTAAGTAGTTCGGTTTCATAGCTTATAGTAATAGAATTAAGTTTATCATTGCCTAACTCTATTGCTTCACTACCAGATATATATGATATTCTAGATTTTATTTGTCTACCAAATTTACTTATATTATTTTTAAAATAACTTGTATGTGTTTTCATAATTAACTCCTTGCTTTAATAGCTATAAATGATATTTGAAAATCACTATTTTTTCTATCATTACCTATTATAGTATTATTTGAATATGAATAATCACCTGTGTATGTGTCCATTTCTACTGTTGTTTTTTTGTTTGGATCATAATAAGATACTTTTTGATAAGCACTATCTAATATAGGAGTTAATATTTCAATTTCACTTTTTGTTAGTTTTCTAAATGATACTACTAATTTAGGAAATATACCAAGTAATGTTCCACTTTGTTCTCCTGCTAGGTTTCTACCTGAATCACTGCCCCAAAGTTTATTGTATTGATATTCTACACTTGTTATATATTGCCCTAAATTAACATATTCTTGATTTTCAATTTTTACTTTTAAACTATTTTTGTCAATATACATATATTACCTCCTAACTATTTGTAGTAAAACTATCTTCTGCCATTATTCTTCTAAACTCTCTTGCTACTTGTCTATTACCTACACTAACTGGTATTGTTGCATTTAATGTTATCCACTTGCCTATTTCTCTACCTAATTCTTCCATAGCTCTTTTATCTGTTAATGGTAAAATACCTTCTCTACCTGCTTCACCAGCCAATGCTCCACCAACTGGTACTCCTCTTCCTGGTTGATTAATAATACCTCCAACTGCTAATCTTGGTAATGAAATTGTACTTAATCTAGATATTTTTACTCCTGGCAAATTATTTATTACATTTATAGCACTATTTATTGCTCTAATAAATGTATTTACTTTGCTTTCTATCCAGTTAAATGCACTATTTACTGCATTTTTAATTGCTCCACTGAAAGCATCACCTATTGTAATACCTATACTATGAAAGAAATTTGTAACTTGGTTAAACTTGTTTATTATCCAATTAACAGCATTAGAAATTGTGTTAATAATTTTAATTTCTATTGATGCAAAGAAGTTATAAATACTAAGTACAAAATCATCTATTTTCTTTTTAAAATCTTCAAATTTCTTTTTAATTGAATTAATCATAGTTGTAAATTGGTTTACTACTTGGTCTATTAACATACTTATTCCTTTTTTTAGGCCTTTCATTGCTAATTCACCTATATTTTCAAATGTTACTGACTCTGCTCCTTCAGAATTAATACCAAATATTTTAAAAGTTTTTATAACTATATCTTTCATTAATTCAAATAATCTTGGTAATGTTTTATTAAGTCCATTTATTAAACTATTTAATATTTTTTCACCAGTATTTTCAAATTGTTTTGGATCTTCTATAAAATCTAATACTGTTGATACTATTCCATCTATTATTCCTAATAATAATTCAATAGGAAATATAAATGAAGTTACTATAATATTTTCTAATAGTTTACCTAATATACTTGCCCAATCTAAATGTAATATGGTTTGAATTATTTTACTTACTAAATTTCCCCAATCTAAATCTGTAAAAGTTTTATTTATTAAATCTAGTAATTTTACTAATACTTTACTTATTCCACTTGCAAATTCTTTAGGATTAAAATCTTCTATTTTTTTATTTATAAAACCTATAATTTTATCAAATGTATCACTTACCCATTTTAATATTGCATCTAAATCAAAAACACTTAAATCTAGATTTGGTTGTAATGTCCAAGGTTGTATGTTACTACCTCCACCACTTCCACTAGAAGTATTGCTTGGTTCTGTTAAGACATTCATTTCATCAAAACCTGCTAGTTGTTTTTTCATTTCTTTTGCACTGCTTGCTCCACTGCCTAAGTTTTCAGCCATTTTCTTTGACCATAATTCACTTGCTCTACCAAATAAGTCTATTCCAAATAATGCATTATATATTTGATTTATTAAACTTAATATCACATGAAGTGCATTTACCAAATAATTTATTATAGGTTCTAGTCCTACTGCTAATACTAATCTCATTTGCTCCATTTTGCTACCTAATTCAGTATTATATTGTGCTAATGTGTTAAATGATCTAGTTATTAGATTTATTATGGTTCTCATACCTAATAATGCTAATACTATTTTACTAACTTTTTTTAGTACAGCACCAAATTTATTAGTTAATTTATTTACAGTTTTACCCATACCAGAAAAATTAAAATTCATACCTTCACTTTTATTTAATGCTTCTTGTATTTCACTATTATATTTTGCTTGATTTTGCTCACATTTTTGTATTTGATAATCAATATCATCATATTTTTGTTTCATTATTTCTAGTTCTTTTTCACCATTTTCAATACTAGTTACATATTTATCAAATTGATTTGAAATTTCTTGAAATGGTTTAGCTCTAAATGTATAGTCTTGATATTCTCCTGCTTTCATTTCCTCACTAAATTTTAATGATTGTAAATATTGCTTTGCTCTTTCTATGTTTTCTGGTGTTATATCTATACCATCCATTTGCAATTGTTCTTTAGCTATTCTTTCTAGTTCTTCTGCTAATTCATTAGTTTTTTGCTTGGCTTTTTCCATTTTATCTTCATACTTTGAAATATCTATATCTAATTTTGCTTTTTTGTTTAATAGTTGCTTTTCTCTTCGTTCTTCTTTTTCTAGTTTATCATATAGTTTTTGTAAATCTTTGTCTATTTTGCTTGTATCCATTTCTGCTCCGATTATTACATAACCATCCATTGAATCACTCCCTTTCTAAAAACCAAGTGCTTTATAAAATTCATCAACACTTTTTTGTTGTTCTTCTGTGAGTTCAATTTCTTTTTCTTCTTTATATTTTTTTAATGCTACTTGATTTTTTACTTTAATAATTTTTTCTCTTTCTTTAACATCTTTTATTTGACTAATATCAAAGTTTCTTATATTTCTTATTCTGTTTAATATACAGCAATCTCCAAGTTCACTATTGCTTAATCCATTAATTAATTTGTTAAACTTTTGCCAATCCATTTCTGTATTTTCTAGATCAATTTGGTAATCACTCATAAAACTTGCTTCAATATAGTTCATATCTTCAATATAGTCCATATCAGGTTCTTCATTAGTATTTACTTCTTTGCCACATGAAAGGTAATTTAATGCCCATTTTAGCAGTCTTTCATAGTGCATTGGTATATCTAGACCTTTTTCACCAAACATAGTACATATGATGCCTAAAACTCGTTCATAATCACCTATTGTATTGTCTTGTGCTATTTGATTACATCTAATTGCAGTTCTAAAATCAACATTAGCAGTATAAATCGTATCATCTATTTGTATTTTTTTTATGCAACTCATTCTACCACTTCAATTTTTTCTTTATTTCTTTCTACTGCTTGACTATATTTTTCTTTTACTTTTTTAGTTATATCATCCATATTTGTACTTAAATATGGTGATATTTGTTTTTCAATTATTTCATCTATTTCAGCAAGTGTAGTCCATCCTATTTTTCTACCATTTAATAGTTTTTGTACTCCATTTTCTCCTAGAAACATATTATATACTTCTACTTCTTTAGTAAAAAAATCATTTACAGCTTTTATTTTATCTTCTTGATTCTTACTTAACAACTTTTTACCTTTAACATCTTGCCTTCTATCAATTATTAAAACTTGGTTTCTTAAATTTTCTTTATTCTTCTTATCCTTTTCTAATAATTCTTGGTATTTCAAAGGTAATTCTATATCCTCTAAATCAAATTCTAAATATTCCCCTGTATCTTTTCCATCATTTGTTTGTATTCCTAATCTTAATATACTATCTTTATTTAACTTAATAAAATTGTCTGTCATTTTATTATCTCCTCTACTTTCTATTTTTATTTAAAAAAGGCAAGGCAATTATATTTCGCCTCGCCCTTATAAGTTATTATAAACTTGTAGTTTGTGTAAATGTAGGTACACCATCTGCTATTGAAGCAGTTCCTTCAATAGGATCTCCATTGAAATATATTGTATATTCAATTTGCTCACCACTATATGAAGTAACTGTTATTAAACAATCACTCTTTTTAGCTGGATAACTTCCGTTATTACCATTCCAAGTATCAATTTCAAGTATATGTGATGTACAATTTAATTTATCTCTACACAAATTAATAAATTCAAATTCAGGATCACCTTTATAACATTTTTGTGTAACACTAATTTGTTTTTGATTACTTGTGTGGTCATTTCTTGCTGTATCTTCTATAATCCATTGTTCAGTATCAACTTGTGGACTATATTCAACATTTGCTTCAGAAATTCCAATTCCGATTACTTTCCAACTAGCAGTTGAACTTGGAGTAATATCCAAAAATTTTTGATATTGACTTCTTTTGTTTTTAACAATATCGCTAGGTATTAATGCCATAGTTTATTCCTCCTTATAATTTTTTGTTTTCTTCTTTAACTTTATTATTTAATTCTCTTTCAATAAGAACTAAATCTTTATAATCAAGAGGTTCAATAAAACCTTTTTCATTTAGCCTTTTTATTGCATTAATATCTTTTATATTGATTTCATCACCAACAATATAATTTTTACCATTAGCAATAAAATCTATCTTTGCAATTACTTTTTTCATTAGTTTTACTCCTCTCTATATATTATTTGTATTTGAATATCAAATGTTGCTTGTGTTCCATCTTGATTATTAAATGTTCCACAATTTAAACATTCAATACTTTCTATATTTTCTATATCAGGCAAAATGCCTTCATCATTATTAGACTTGATTTTATTTTCAAAATCTTCAAAAAAACCTATATTTTTAAGATTATTAATAGTATCTTGTGAATAAGATTTACGGCTTCTAAATGAATAAATATCTTTTTTTCTTTGAGTTCCAATTATCCAACTTTCAACTTCAGTATTTGTTGGTATTTTATCTAATGAATAATCACCAACTTTACCTAAAAAATCAGCACTAATTTGATAATTTCTACTTGTAGTAAGAGTATTTATAATTTCAAATAGATATATTCTTAATTTTGATATTCTATAATCTTCAACACCCATTATTTACCTCCACGATTTACATAATTTTGTACTTCTTTAACAACATCTTGCATTTCAGCACTTACCATTCGCTTATCCCAATATTTACCAGCAAGTGGGTGTTTATCAGTATGATAGTTAAGTGGTTTACCATTTTTACTAACACCATAATAAACATATCTTGCATAAGGCATTTCATAAGTTATAGTGTTTTCAGTTACATTTCTAGTTGGTTGCCCATCTATTATAACTGTTTCAGCAAGTGTTCCTTCATCAAATGGAACATATTTATCCATTTTTTTAGCACAAGTTGCAGTAAAGAACTTTTGTACTTGCCCATTAGGTTCAATTCCTAATCTCGCTTTAATTACACTTGTAGGTTTTAATTTAACAGGCATATTATTTGCCTCCTAAATGTATATGTTGATTATTACCAAAGTTATTATTATTAATGCTTGTTATTTTATAAATTAGATAATTAGATAAATCATCTTGTGTTTCTATATTAATGTCAAGTGTGCCTTGAACAAGAATATCACCAATTGCAAAATCATTTATATCTAAACCACTATTTTGGTCATAAGGTATTCGCACCTGTACGTCATTTGCATTGTCATATCCTTTGTTTATTCCAGCACCTTTGCCACCAAAGAACCATACTTTATCGTAATTGTATCTGTTCCATATTTCTATCGGTAATAAATCACCAATATCATCTGCATTTTCCCAACTATATGTTGGTGATAATGTTCCTTCTTTTACACATTTATAATAATGATCTTTTGTGTAACTCAAAGTAGTTTCACCAATATATTTTGCTATTTGTCCTAAATTAGTTTCATTAGCAGTTGGCATTTCAGTATATGGAATAGCATCTTTCAAACCTATATTATGATAAACAGTTAAACTTGAATTAGTTATCATTAAACTACTCCATTATATAATATTGCAACATCATTAACTACAACACCATATAAATCATTCATCATTATATTTTCTAATTCATTTTTATGAAGTTCAATAATTTGTAATATTTGTTCACCAGTAAAATAAGAAACAGAATACCCATCAGTATTTTCACTAGCTTTATTTCCACTTGTATTTATACTTTCATTTGCATATTCGTTTATTTTATTCATTAAATGATAATCACATATTTTAACTTCATTAGGTATATCTTCACTATTAATATTTTTTAATCTCAATTGAGTTCTTAAATCAATTTGTTTTCTTGCTTCAAATTCTAATAAATCAAAAGGAGTTTGACCTATTGCAGAACCACCTAAATCTTGATATTCTGCATAAGTTAGGTATTGTCCTTCAAATGTCATAAACTCCCTCCTTTATCTTATAAACTTACTGCACCTTCTGGTACTAATGCTGCAAATGGGAATCTTGTAGATGTTTCATTTTCAGCATTTACTGGGTTTGGTATTTCCCAACCAAGTCTCATAGTTACTCTTAAAGCAACCATATCATCTTGTGCTAGGTTATACATAATAGAACCATCTGTTGGATCTTGAATAACTGCTTCAGTTAATACTTTATAAGTAATATCGTTTCTAATAGCATATACTGCTTGTGAGAAATCTCCAGCTATTAATGTAGCTTTGTCCTTATCCCAAGTTCCATTATCAACGAATGTTCTTTTTAATGAACCAATTTCAGTTGTATTAAGTGGTTGTCCATTTTTATCTACCATCATACGGAATTTTCCTTTAAGTCCAACTCCACCTAGTAAACCATTAACTTCATATCCACTTTCTTCAACTTTAACCATAGTGTCATTAATATCACTATAAAGTCCGTTAGTAGTTTCTTCAACATTTGCACCAACATTAATTATTGAAGGTATTAAACCTGCTCTCCAATCAGTTGGTTTTCCAGTTCCATTAAAAATAGCATCATCAATTTTTCTACCAAATGCTTCTACTAATCTTGGTCTTATTTGAGCCCATAAATCAACATCAGCATCTGCTAAATCATTTTCCTTAATAGGAACGATAACTGCGATTTCAGCAGCATTGATAAATTTTTTGTCCCATGCTAATTTTGTAATATTTTTTCTACCATTATTTGATGTTTCATCAACAAAGTAAGCGATTGGTAGACTATCTAATATTCTTAACTTTGTTTTATCACTTGTCATGTTTGGTAATCTTTTAAACATTGAAAGTGCTTTTGATTCTCTAACAACACCTTGGAATATTTCATCAGCAACTTGTGTTTCAACTAGAGCATCAATATCAGTTCTGTCAATTTTTGCCATAAATTTAATTTCTCCTTCTTTCTTTAATTTCTTGCACTACGAAGAATATCATTCATTATATTACTTGTAG